GGCATAATAAAATACCCAATGACTGAAATCATCATCTTTTACCCATTCTTTCCAACTTTCGAGCTCGTCATCATAAGCACCGCCACGAATGACGTTGTTTGTGGTAGATATAAAAAGCGTCCCCTTGTTTTTTCTTAACCCCTGTCTAATAGTAATAAGAGGGTTCTTTTTAAAAGCACCAAACTCATCTATTATCACAAGCTGTTCACGTCCACCGTCTAGCGTATCCTCGTTACTAGCATAGATAGAAATCTCTGTACCTTTGCTTTTTAGAATTGAGTTATCTTTTACGATGATTTGCTCTTTATTCAGCTTGAACTGGTTTTTAAATTTATTAATGATAGTACCTTGACAGTTTCCCATAGCTCTAAAATGCTTCATCAAGATTTTTTCTGCTTGGTCTTTTTTGGTAGCCATTAAAGCAATAACACTATTAGGATTAGGAAACAAAAAGAGTTCAATTAAAGCTATCATGACATCAAGAATAGATTTCGCGTTTGAACGTCCTACAATTACGACAAACTCGTCAATCTGATAAGGCGTGCAATACATCAAAGTAAGTACAGCCTTGTGGTATGGTATGATTTTAAAGCGTTCGTTATTAGGCAAAGTCATAAACTCTTCAATGAAGTTAAAAATTCTCTCCGCCTTTTTGTAGTCTATTTCATGTTCGATTTTAACCACTTTTTTCTTTAGCAGCTTAATCATTTCGCCATTATCTTTCTCTTGTCCTATCCACTCTTGAATTAAACTCATTTTTTATATCTCCTTATATCAAGCCCTCCGCTATAATTCTAGCATAGTCTATCAAATCTCCGCTTCGTTCCATTCCTTGATGGCATTTATGGCAAAGAACTTCGGTAGATACATTTATTACCTCTTTGTCAAAGTCGTTGACCTCTAACATGTCGTTTTGCCATTGTAGTGGTATAACGTGATGACAAATTAAGTGTTCTGTACTCCAACACTTCTCGCAATGTCCTACCCTGTTCTTTTCTTCACGTGCCTTTTTTATCCACTTAGGGTTATTGTATAGCTTACTTTTAGTATAAATCAACGCTTATTTAGTTTTACCCCATTTCTTTCTAGTTTGTTATAAATTTCGTTCGCAATTCTACGACCGTCTGCACTAGATTGTACGTAAATTTTGATGTCTTGTTGTGAGTTGTCTTGTGTTCCAATGCTTGGGGACGCGGTTGTTCCTTTTGTTGCTCGTGCATAAGGTTGGACCGCGTTGACAGCTCTGCTGATTGCTTCCCTACCACCTGCAAAGAATTGTAAGTCCAATGGTAGTTGTCCATTTCTTGAACCTAGAATTTTTTTACCTAGTGAAGTAGGGTCTTTAATTTCTAGAGGGTCAATATTACTTCTTAACCAACCCCAATGAAAGTCACTAAAAGCGTCGCCCCATGTACTGTCCTTTCTGAAACCTAATGCTTTACCAATTAAACCTGTGTTACCTCCAATATTACTTGAAGCCCTCAACAATTTTTGAACAGCACTATAAGCGTCGTTAGCCCAATTATAAACATCTCTGATTTGACTAACAATTGAACCAACTTTATCTAAGAAACTACCAATAGAGGTAAAATTTATTTTATTGAAAAATTTTTCTACTGCTCGTTTCGCGTCATTTACTGCGCCTTTCATCTCATCATTTGACACTTTACCGTCATGGTTCTTGTCAATGATTTGTGATAATGCACCAACGGCTTTACCTGCCATTTGTCCTAACTGACTTCCGATAGTGCTTGCCATTGTTGTGGCGTTGTTTCCTAGGTTAGCCATGTCAATACCTGTATCTCCTAGACCTTTACGGAAACCGTCCAAAGCGCTTGTGTTGAAACCATTAGAAATCATTTCTCTGATTTGTCCCCAAGTGCTAGGACCGCTTGACGCTAATTGCTCCCCTTTTTGTTGGAACAATTCAATGGCTCGATTCATTACTTCGGTACTGAAAACTCCGTCTTCCATTTTATCTTTGAAGTTTTCCATAGTAACAGCGCCGTCACTTGTCGCGTTCATGGCGTTAAGTAACGTACTTGTGAAGCCTTCGCCGAAAACGTTGGTAAAATCTTGCACACTCAATTGACCGTCTTTAAGCATACGTTTTACGCCACCAGTAGAAACTTCAATGCCTTTTAACGATGTTTGAGCTTTTGCCATTTTACTAGCCCAATTATCGCCAAAGGTATTTGCCAACAAGTTAGCCTCTACTTTACCTTTTTTTAAAGCGTCTGGCAACTGTTCGGCTGTCGTTCCTACGTTTTGCATTTCGTTTGCTGCCTGAATAAGCATATCGCGAAACTGAGCACCAAGTGCTGATTGCATCATTTGGTTGAAATCTTGAGCATGTAACGCCCCTGAACCTAGCGCTTGAGCTAAACCATAAGTAAATTGCTTTTGTGTGTCCATTCCTAGACCTAAGCTGTCCCCCACGGCATTAATTGCATTAACAGTCTTATAGGCTTCATCCCCGCTTACTTTCATGTAACTAGAAATAGTCGCCCCTAGTTCATTCAAATCGTTCTTTTGTGACTTTAAGAGTGAGTTACCTTTGTCAATATGGCCATTAAATTGTTCGTATCCTTTAGCTCCGTCTGAAAGAGTTGTACTAAGTGTTTTCTGTGCCTGAATTTGACGGTCGTATGTATTCATTAAGGTGTTTGCGAAACCACTAGTCAAGTCAACAGCCTTTGAAATTCCACCACTTACAAGCCCAATGGCTGATGAAATACCACTTATAACATTACCAACTTTTGAGAACGTTCCAAGTAGCGAACCACCTGCTGCCTTCATCTTGTCAACTGCACTAGATAGACCGTTACTCTGAACGCTTTGCGAACCAATTTTTGAAAGCTCTGTGCTTAATCTTGTCGCTTGAGTTTGTGCTTTAACTAGTTGACTTTCTAATGCCTGTACTTGTTTTTGTGTAGCACCTGACATCTTTGCATTTGCAAGTGCCTTTGTTAAATTGTCAGCGTTCTGTTTAGCAAGGTTTAAAGCTCTTTGAGTTTCTTTAATGCCTTTGTCTTTCATAGTCACAGAGCCTGTTATTTGAGCGTTTCTGTTCGTTTCTTTAGCAAGCCGACCGATATTGTTAATTTCTCTTTGAGCTTCCCTAGCACTACTTAAAACGCCTTTAGTGTCTAACTCTGCCTGAATGACATATTTTTCTTTAGCCATTGTTTGTTATACTCCTTAATTTACGATTAATCGTTTTTGTTTTGTCGTCCATTTCGTGAGTGGCTTTAACTAGCGTTTGTCCATAACGTTGGTGCAAGTTACGGTCATGAAGCAAAACATTGAGCATCCTCCAACTTTCTTCTTTGTCTTTAAAACCGTTAATAATACCAATGTTACCACTTTTAAGCGAACCGTATGAACGTGTTACCTGCTTATTAATTTTCTTGGTATCAAATTTAGCACGATATCCCGAAAAGTCGCCACCTAATGAACTTTTATAACTTCGTTTGACTGTGTTCTGATTAGAATTAAAGATATCAACCATTTCTAACCAAACTTTCTTAAGTTGTTTCTCTGTGAACTTTTCTAGTCCTTTGATTTGCTTGGTGGTTGCCATAATTTTACCTCTACATGTTCCGATTTGTTTAGCTCTTCTGCTGTTGTTTTCTTCTTCTCTTTAGGTGTCAACGCTGAAATTAGTTTTAATGTCCAGCCTAAAGGTCTATGGCTATATACTTCATAGGGAATCCTGAAAGCCGTCATAGCACTAACAATTGCAAGTGTAGTAATTCTTGCGGTTTCCCTTATTTCTTCTTTGCTAGTGCTATTGCTTTTTTTGTTTCGTCTACCAATTGTTCCATAAGTTCGGCAACTGTAACAGGTAAAAGCCCGCCAATTAAAGCCCCTAAAATTTCGTCAAGTGTGTACTGTGGCGAACAAGCCCAAAAGAACAATGCCAAACTGTGATAATCTCGTTCGTTTAAATCTCCGAAATAAATTCCGTTATCTTCCATACGTTCTAATGCTTTAAAATCAAATTTAAAATCTTCTTTCTTCATCTGTGTATCCCCTTATAAATTAAAATAAAAGAGTGGGAACTATCATTTCCAAGCCCTCCACTCTTAAAATTACGCTTTGATGTCAGTACTTTTAAGCGGTTTAAGGTCTGTAAACAACTTTTTGAAAGCAAGTGCTGGTCCGCTTGTTCCAGTTGCTAGGTCTTTGTCAGACACTTTGAACTTAACAAACAAGCGTTTTTGACCATTAAGTGTAAAATCTCCAGTCGTCACGGTTGCTGTGTGTTCGTACTCTTTACCAGTTGGACTTTCTTCGTCCGCTTCGGCCGTGTCACTAGGTGTTGTAGCCTGAACACTTGGATAGAATGTCGCTTTGTAACCCGTTCCTTCATCGTCACGGTAACGTTCAGCATAAGCAAAACCATAAGGTTTGTAATTTGCTACGTCGTCAGTTAAGAACCCTTGAACATCTCCAAACCCTAAAGCGTGTGTCGCAAATTCATCAGGTAGATCATAAGACTTAACTGTAATTTGTGTAGTTTTAGCCCCTGCGATTGTACGATAAGGAGCGTTAAACCCTGCATAGAAATTTGTGTTTTCTTGGTTGTTCTCTGTTTCAATACCGCGCAAACCTGCGATAGGGATGCCTGGTTTTAACCCTGTTAGGTCTGTGAAAACTACTCCATACCCTAGACCGTGTGTCAATTCGTTTTTTGATGTATATGCCATTTATTTTTATCCTCCTACTACTTCCAAACTTTAACAGCACCGTCTTTGAGGAAACCACCGCAAACGGTAATAGTACCATATACCTGTACTTTATTATGACGAACATCTTTAGTCACATTAAACTCTGGTAATAAGTCCCCTGCTAAAATGCCTTTGTAAGGGTTAATGAGCACCTTGTTAAAAGTGTTATCCCTTCCGTCATTATAGTGCTTAAAGCTCAAAGTTTCAATTTTAGTCACTCCATTAACAACTGGTGTGAAATCATTTTCTTTTACAAAAAGAACATCGTCGCCTGATTGTGAAAACTTATCTGAACTTGCTTTCTGTTTAACAGCACCAACAATTGAACTCGAAGCGATTGAGCTATGAACTCCACCCCAAATTAAATGGCTTTCGATTGTTTGATACAAAGTATATAGAACTGTATTCAATGCACTTTGTACACCGTCAGCAGTTAAATTACCTGAATCAGAAAGATTAATACCAAAACCAAAACCACGAGGGGGAAGAATTTTATAAGTTTCTTCATTTACGCTTAATACGCTATCAGTTTGTCCTTGCTCTTTAGCTTCAGGAAACCCTGTTAGATTGACCGACTGCAATAAATCTGCCCCGACTTTGGGGATACGTGACAAGAGAGGGAACTCATCGCTAACGTCCCCCCATTTATCACATTCTCGATTTGTTGAACATAACGGTCTGTAATATTAAATTCAGCCATTATTTATTACCTTTCTTATTTTTGTACTCGTGATACTTCCTTATTTACTACCCTCTTTTTTTAGGTATGCTGAACGGTTTTTGCCACGGATAGAACCACCCACAAGAGTTTCAGAAAGCCATTGCTCCACGTTATAACGTAGGTCAAAGTCGTTGTAGTTTTCCATATTCAAATCCCCGATAAGAACGTACTCATTATGATTGTAAACAGCAACTTCGTCCTTAGGCATCCAAACACGTGTTTCAAGATTAACCACCCCAAACGATTGAGCGATTTGTTCTTTTGTTGCCAACTCATTGAAACGTGCATGACCGTCTGACCCTTTGAGCTTACGCAAATCTGCAAAAGTTTGTGGACTCATAACAATTGTGATTGCGTCAGAAATTGAGGCTTCAGCAACTGCATCAGTAATACCATCAAACAAATCTGTGTACTCAATTTGTTTTGTCCAACCGTCTTTGGCATTTTTCAAACCATAGAAACCGTTAGAACCGTCAGCAGAACCAAGAATCATGTTGTATTCCACTTTTTGAATAACACGGTTTACCATTTCAGACATTACATATTCAGATAACGCGCCTGAATCGTTTACACCTCGAACAGTTGCTTTGTCCATTTGCAAGTATGCTTCTGCCATTTGTGGGCGTAGTGATCGTTTAGTAGCAGTTTGAGCTTTGTTCTTATCTGTACCTGCTTTGAAAGTACCTTGTAAGAAAGTATCATCTACACCGTCCTCTGCAAGTGTCAAACCTTGGAAACGTGCTTTCATAGCACCGTCATAAATACCTGACTTACGAGCATATTTAGATGTGATAGACCCCAGAGAGTTGACAACGTTCAAATCTGAAGCATTAGCAAATTCCCGCAAGAAACCTTGTTCAGGCATTTCAGTCATTTTGTCCCCAAGTTCGCGCATAAATTTACGTTCAGCGTCTTGAGGTTTTTCGCTAGGGATAGATGCTTCACGTTCCTTTTTAAGTTCTTCACGTTCTTTATTAAGCTCTTCTACTTTAGCTTCAAGTTCTCGAACTTTTACACCTGCTTCAATTGCTTGCTTCATGATTTCTTGTGTTTCGTTTGCACCCATTTGTTTTTGTTCTCCTTTTTCTTCTTCTCTTACTTTTGTCACTTTAGCACCTTTGTTACTAGGTAACGGAGTAAGTGACACTTCCGTAATTGTAACATCTTTATAATAGCCTACTCCGTCAATTTCACGAGCTTTTACACCGTTAGCATTAAAACCAACTGACAAGCCTGTTTCTTCGATTTTTTCGGCTGTGTACTGTTCTTCGTCAACGTAACCTGTCAAGATTACATTGTCCCCTCAAGATGTACGAACCCTGAGCCTATTTTTTCTCTATGACGGTTTAAGATATCTACTCCGTCGCCAGCGTTGGCAATGGACTCAATAACAGTACCGTGTGAATCAATCGTTCCCAAGGGGTTCGCTATCCCTCTTACTGCTTTTACTTTCAATATTTCCCCCTTTTGGTGTTGTTGATATATAAGCCACAAAATTTTCTTGATTGAAAACGATGTTCTTATCGTGTTGTTTTAATAGCGGTAATACTTTTTGAATTGCGAAAGCGATAATAGTAACCTCATTACTTTGTCCATAAAGCAATTCTCTAGGAATCCCGTACTCACTCAAAGCAATTTCTATTGCAAGGTTTGCATCATTTTGAAGCGAACCACTATAATCTGGCTGGATCTGTTTGATATCATCATCTGAACCGATAACCGATAAACCGTTAAATTCTCTTGCAAGTTGTTGCTGCTGTGTTAGACGATCTCTAATTCTGTCCCAAACTTCTTTCAAACCACTAGACACCTTAGTCTTCCAATAGATTTTAATTTGAGCCTGTGAATCAAGACGTCTACCAATTCCATTACTAGCCATTCCAAACATTACGCCAAACCGTTGAGGGTTAGCACCGTAGAAAGAGTTTAATAACATTTCATAGTCGTTTGTTCTAATAGTTACTAATCTTCTGTTAGGTTCTCTGACTATAATGTTAAACTGGTCTGCATTTACTCTTTGAGCATAATACTTGAAACCACCATACCAAACACGATATACTTCTTGACCTTGTAAAGCCCAAAAGAATAAGTCCTCAAGTTTGGACGCTTCAGAATAATCAACATTATCAAAATAGGAAACTAAGCCTAATAACTTACCTAGTAACAAATCTGTTGTAGGGTCTTGGACTGTGAAAGTTGAAAAGCTCACATCTTCAGCCCGGCGTGAAAGATTAAATAAGCTCATTCACTCCCCCTATTTTACTTCTCCTGAAACCATGTCAATCTTGCGACCGAACTCTTTTTCAATTTCTGTAATAAACATTGTATCAACTGGCAAATTAAGTTTAGCCCATTTGTTTTGATAGTTTTCCAACATACGAATTGTACGAACATGGCGAATACTTACACCGTCCGAAACATACCAATGTTTTGCTTTGCCTGAATTGTCTAGTCCTATAATAAGGTACATTTTAATCATTCCTCCTGTTTGATTATTTTGGTTTGAAATTCTAGTAACTGGTTTATTAAATAAGTCAAGTTCTGCCTGTCTCCGTCGTACTAAACCTTGTAAGACTTGACCGCCTGCATTACGATACTTCGGTATCATTGAAGCACAATAAGCATGACTGAACTCTGACCAACCGTCAGAAACGAAAACATTACCACAGTTATAAGCCAAGGACACTAAGGCGTCAAACTCGTTTTGGTTTGCTTTAACTTTTACGTAAGCGTCAACCATAGGTGCATACTTATTATTGATATCAATCTCTAGCTGAGCATCTGCTTGAGCTTGTGTCCAAATTGTACCTGCTACGACACCATAATGTCCCCAACCGATTGTATACATTTGTTCCCACGGTACTGGCTTGTAAGCAGTCAATCGACAACCCTCGAACTCTTTAATCAAGTTCAAACCGTTTTGAGATATTTTTATGTTACCACCTCCAATTATTATTGTTTTTTATAAGGGAACAATTAACCCAAGTGTTCGCAATATGTCAAGATGTTATAAGCGTCTGCCATGTTGTCATCTTTGCAATCAACCGGAACAAGTCCAGTCTGTTTTAAAAGTTCCAAACTTTCTTCTTTTCGTTGTTCTCGTTTGCCTGAAATTAAATGATAAGCGCACCACTTAGAGTTATCAACGAAAGTATAACCATTTACTAGACCGTCAGTAGCACCGATAAAATAACCGTTACAATTTGCAAGCGTGATACTGTGCTTTCTGTTTCTACCCATGATAGGTGTTTCGATAGCCATGTGATAACCTTTTAAATCAAACTCATCTATAATATCTTTAATTGCATTTACAATGTCAAAGGTACGTTCCCAAGCGTTCTTTTTGGCGTTGTATGCTTTAATAGAACCAACAAACAACTGACCGTCTTTTCTAAAAGCGTACCCTGTTCCTTCGTCTTTCTTACTAGCTGTGCTAAAGTCAATAGCTAAAATTTTTTTCATTTCTACCCTCTTAAATAGGGAGGCTATAAGAGGTCACGACCGCGTAAACATCTTCGCGTGTTTTGTCAACGTTAATACCGTAGTCAGTTTTGCCAATAAATTCTAACACTTGTTTTAGTTCTACTTCATCATTAACAAAATAGATGTTTTTTTCTGCCATGCTTTTACCTCCCTCATCGATTATGGTATTATTATAGCATACTGTTTTTTAGTTTTACTTTTATCATACCAGCAAAAGATTTAGATAGTTTACAATTATATTAAATAATTTGTAATAAAAAAATAATATATTGTTCACTATTCCCACGGTTAAGCCAATCTTCTATTTCTGACCCTGTTTTTTTACTTGATTTTAAAAAATCGTATGTTATAATAAATATATAAAAAATTTAACGACTGTTAGCTGATGACTTGTTAACAGTTTAGATGTAGAGAACATTAGACCGAATAGGCTAGTAATTATCGAAAGTCTTTGTAAAATTTGCCTCGAGTTGTCTATAGTTGCTAAAAAGGACAACTAATTGAAAATTGAAATAACATACAAAAAAGCTAGAGGTTAGCATTAAATGAAATTTTATGAGTTCCATGGGTGTCGTGAACAGAAACACTCCGTGACGCTTGGAAGTCTGACAGACCTATTATATAACAAGAATGAAATTTGTTTACTTGTTCTTTAGGTTGCTGGGATAACAAGACACGTTAGGGGCTAGGGGCTTTACAAAAAGGAAAGGGCGACTATTACCTAAAATAAGGTAACTAAAAATAAATATTTGATATTTTGAATCGTAATATAATTTCAGCTATAATAAAAGCATAGAGAAAAAGAAAGAGGTAAATAATATGTTTATCGTTTATTGGTTAATGTCAGCGATGTTTGGAATTGTAGCGAGTGTATACAGTTCGCTCTATGGTGTTTGGTTTCTATGTTGCTTAGGTTGCTTTATTCTAGGTTTGGTAAATTTATTAAAAGGAGGATATTAAAATGACAATTAAAGACGACATCAAAGCAATTAACAAAGATATCAATAAAGCAAAGAATTTTAAATGGAAAGTCAAGCGTGCTAAATATTGGATAGTTAAATTAAAAAATATCTACCCTGATTATGAATTTAAAACTTATTGTAAACCGCTACGTTATAAAAATGATATTTTTATTGACTATGAAGTAAAAGAGGTGTATTAAAATGCAATACTTGTTTGAGCGTGTTATAACAGCTAAAGAACTACAAGAAAAAGAGGACTTCAAAAGTGGTAATGAATGGTTGATAGAACACTTAATCCCACGAGGTCAGGCGGGTTTGACAATTGCACCACAGAAATCTTTTAAAAGTTCTACCACGTTGCAAATGGCGTTGAGTGTAGCTAAAGGTGTCCCCTTTGGCTATTTTAAAACTAAACAAGCGAATGTGCTTATAATTGATAATGAAGATACTGAATTCGTTTTGCACCAACGTTTAAAGTCTTATAGTGATGTTCCTGATAATTTGCATTTCATTACTGGGGGAATTTTTAAGCTAGACAACTTGGACCACATGAATGGACTTTATAAGTTCATCAAAGAGAATAATATTAAATTTGTTATCTTGGACAACTTAAAAGACATGCTGACAGATAGAAACACGCTGAACGACATGTCAAATATGAATGACGTTCTGAATAACATAACACGATTGAAGTTACTTTTAAACGATGTAACATTTTTGTTGATTGCTCACGCTAGAAAAGACACGAATAATCAATCGTTAGAAGAAAAGTCTTTTAGAGTTAGAAGTACACACGCTTTAGGTAGTAGCGCCATTGGTGCATGGTTTGAGTTCTGTTTATGTCTAAGCCCTAAAATGGGAAAAAGCAGCAAGTATTCGATTTTAACTGTTGAAGCTCGTAACTATGCTTATGACAAAGAAGTTTGTCTAGGTTATGTAGGGGAACAGTTTCAAATTATAGACCCCACAGGCAACAAACCTAAAGAGATACTAGACGAGGAACAGAAAGAGGGGGAAGAATACGAGGAAACAAAAAATGACGCCGAAAGGCTTTTAACAGCATTGAAACAAAAAGGAAAAGTAAAAGAAATTAACAATTGACCGTTTTGTCTTTGATATTGCGGTTTTTCTTTTGTATAATTAAGTCATCAAGTTAAGAGAGGTTATCAAATGGATAAACTAGAAAGAGAAAACAAAGAACGTTGGGCTAGAAATCGCTTCGAGTTCATGGTACGTGATGCTGAAAGAATTAAACGATACTTAGATTGTGGCGAAATTAAAAAAGCCGAACAAAGTAGTAGATTTTTTAAAAGAAATTTATTAGAATTAAATAAACTAGAAAAGGAGTTAAACAAATGAAAATTGCACTCGAAACACTTAATAAAATAGTTGTAAGACTTCAGCAAAATGAACCAGTAACAGATATTGAAAAAGATATGCTCCTAGGGCTTTTAAATAGCGTTTATGGCTATTATAAACAAATTGAAGATATTTCTATGCTAGATGTCTTAATCGTTCTCTATGAGCGTTTAACAGGCGTTAAAACAGATAAAAAAGAAGAAATGGAACGCTTCATCGAAAAGTTCACAGCAAAAGGTCTTGTTAAGTTATTAGATAGCTTAGAACAAAAAGGAAAACGTCAGAAAGAAAGCAAAGTAAACGACATGTTTATCAACGAAACAAGAATGTATTACAAAGTAGTAGCAAACAAAATCAAAGAGAAAGGTATCAAACAATGGCAATCGAAAAAGTAGTATATTATTATGATGACGGAACTAAGAGAGAATATCCACCACGATTGACAGACCTAGAACAGTTAGAGGAGTTCAGAAAGTCAAAAGCTGATGTAACAGAAGTATATGACTTCATGCAAGAACATTTAAGTAAATTTGAATCTAAGTTATCTTTATGCTTCAAATATATGGTTGACAGCCTAGGCATGGAAGAACAACAAGCAAACAACACGCTAGAATTTTGGTGTGATGAATGGGGAGTTCAAAACGTTCATTTTATCGCAGAGGGTGGCGAATGTCTAGCTTGTGGCAAACAGTGCAATGCTAAAAAATTGTTCTGTTCAGAAGAATGTTACAAGAATTACATAGAATTGAAATATAATAGTAGTTTACATAGTTAAAAGAATTAGATATAATTAAGTCATCAAGTTAAGAGAGGAAACAAAATTTTAGAGGTCAAAAGATAATGGCAAAAGAATATTACACAAATAAATACGGAATTCAATTAGAAGAGTTTTTGATTTGGGGTTCTGAATGGGACTTAAAATTTTGGCAATATAACTTTACAATCGGTCAAGGTTTTGCTTTAACAAACGCTTTAAAATACTCTGTAAGAGCAGGAAAGAAACCTAATGAACCGTTTGAAAAAGACATGGACAAATATAACGATTATATTAACATGGCTGTTAAAATGGGTTTTGAACGGTCTGAAGCAGAAGATTGGGTAGCACTTCAAAAATCAATCTTTGAGGAGTTCAAAGGCAGAAAAGCAGAACTAGAAGAACTTAGAAAGAGAGAGGAAGCAAAACGTGTTTAAATATTGTGCTTTAAATCGTCAAAAATTCTTATGGTTTAAAACCTTTGAGGATATGGCGAAACACTTCAGTGTTACAGAAAGTTATTTAAAATTATGGATGAATAAAGACAAGCCTTTGAATGGTTGGTTTATTAAAGAGGTAAATTATGATTCTGAACTGGAACGACTTCAATAAATGGCGTGAAACTAGCTTAGAGTATCATAAAATGATAGGCGAACATAATTATACTAATGCACTAACATTCTTTGAGTACGCTAGGCAGTATTTTAATGCAAATGGGTTTCCACCTCCTGAAAATAAAACAAAAACGGGAAGGAAAGGAAAATACAAGAGAAAAGATAGCAAAGAACAGTTAAAACAAATACATGAATACATCGGAGGTATTAAATAATGTTGACTTTATTATTAACAATTATATTTATTTGGCTCGCGTTTAAAACCGTTGAAAATGTAGCCGAAGAACTTGGTAGATACATCAGGGGGTTCTTTAAATGGTTGTGGAAAATGTACAAAAAACATGTAAATAAAGGAGTGTCCTATAATGGAAAGCAAAATTCTAAAACTAATCAATGAAATCAAAGTACCAAAAAGTCAATATAACAGTTTTGGAAAGTACAATTTTCGAAACAACGAGGATATTCAAACGGCTTTGAAGCTCTATTATTGCAGTATGGACTAATGGAAAAAGCGTACACAGAAATGAAAGAAATGAATAGCGAGCTGATGTTACATGTTCATATTGATATTTATGACCCTGATAACCTTAACGATGTTACAACTGGCGACGGTTGGGCGGTCATTGACATCAATAAAAAAGGAATGGACAAAGCACAAGCGACTGGGGCTAGTCAATCATATGCAAGTAAATATGCTTACAGTCAAGCGTTGAAGTTAGATGATACCAAAGACGCCGATAGTACAAACAAAGGAAAAAATAATGTTACACAACCTAAACCACGCCCAAAAGCGAACTACCAATATAAACTAAGTGACTTGAAAAAAATGGTAGCAAATAAAGAAATGTCAAGCGACCGTGCAAATGAACTATGCAAACAAGGGAAAGTAAACATGAACGCTTAATAATTGACAAAAGAAAATAAACACGTTATAAATTAAACTATCAAATAAAGAGAGGGAAACAAAAAAATGAAAATTATCGAAACTTTGAAAGTAAACGAAAGTAACACAAAACAAGTTGAAACATCAAACGGAACTAAGAAAGTCCTATCATTTAAAGCATATCCATTTGAGCATTATATCGGTGGTATTTGGTTACCTGATAGCGTAAATTATGGCGACATCGTAACTGTGTACATCGACCAAATTAAAGCCGAAACAAAAGGAGGTAAAACTTACTACAACGCTTCATTTGCTAAAGTTACACCAGAATTTAATCTAAACCGTGATAATAACGAAACACAAAATAACACGGTTGACTCGTTCAGTGGTAATACTCATGTTGATATTCCTGATGAACAATTACCATTCTAAAGGAGTTCAGGAATGGGAAATGACTATGAAATGATACTTGATGAAGTAGACAAATTAAGTCTACAAGGACGAGTAGAGGAAGCAAAAGAACTTGTGATAGAACTTGTTCCCCCTCTGTTTGCTGTTGATTTTACTAACTTAATGGAATTAATCGAAAGGAATACATACAAACTATGAAAATCAGTAAAGAAAAACTCACTTTTTTAAAAAATGCACATATTATCACTTTGGAACTTATTCATGACATGCTAGAGGTAAAACAACACATCAACAATTATCAACGAAATACAAACAAAAAATATGGTCTAAACCTCGAAAAAGATGAAGTGATTAACCGTGAAATTGCTGACATGATTATCATTAACACGCTAGGGAAGCTAAATATGTTACCTGAACAATCTTATTTCTTACGTTTGGTACGTAATACCGAAGCTAATAGTCCTAAGATTCGTAAAGCTGAAAAGTTTGCAGAAAAAGCTAACCTAGCTGATAAAATTATCGAAAGTCTTGATTTTATTTTTAATAGTGGTACAATTTCTTTTGATGAAGAAGAATTATTTAAGTTTATCAAAAATCAAAATGTACAAAACATTGAATACTTCAGTAGCAAAGGACTCAAAGACTGGTTCTCTAATCGTGTTAAATGGTTGTCAGATACTTATAAAGAGGGACGAAATGATTAACTTACAAAATAAAAAATTAGACATCAAAGAGCTTCTCGAGGAGTTAGGCTTTACTGTTAGTTTAGACTATGAAAGAGAACCAGCTGGTGTGATGTTTGCTGAAATACACCTTATTGTTAGTCAAGTAAGCAATAATGCCAGCATTTATCAGTCGTTTAGGACGCTTGAAGTAGAACTTATGGTAATTTGTACTGAAGAAACAGAAAATAGCTTATACAAGGCTGTGCAACTCTTGAGCGATGAGCATTATATCTATGCCAATACAATCACAGATAACACTAATATTATAAAATTAAGAGGTAACTACTATGATTAATGAAAATACATTGAATTTTATTCGCTTTTCTAGTGGTTTCAATAACTTAAAAAAGGAAGAACTTGAAACCTTTGCAGAAAATGAAATCTTTGAACTTAATGAGTATAATGCAAGTGAGGAAAAACAAAGAAAACACTTTTACACTTTGTTACAATCTACTGACGGAACTCAAGGAGTAGAACAGGAGGATGGAAAATATACTCACACAGCATGGTCATATAGTTCAGACGGAACGGAAGGCTTCACGACTGTTTATCCGAAATTAAACTTATTGACTAATACGAAAATCACTCAGGAAGATATCAATAGTAAAATTTGGGCTTCAATAGGTGCAAGTTCGTTATCAGTTAGTTCTAATAATGGAATTAAAGTAATTAACAATGGCGGGGATATTGACAGCCAGGCGGTTTTACTTACACAAAACCAACAAATGTAAATGTTGGCGATACTATCACAGTTAGTTGTTATATAAAAAATACTGGAATGGTAGATATTAAAAACTTCTCAATTTCAATAGCGTTCTACGGAGCATCTAAGTCATATCCTACTAAGGGTAATCTTGTAATTCCAAATGACGGTAAATCATACTTTTTCAGTTTAACGACTATTGTTCCAACGGGTGCCGATGTAGCACTTCCTCGTTGGTTTGATTTTGCAACTGCTGTTAATGAAAAGCATATTTTTGAAGTTGATGAAATGAAACTAGAATCAGGCTCAACCGCCACCCCTTGGATGCCAGCAGCTAGCGAAGTAACAACTGCTGACTGGCCAAGCTACATCGGTCAGTATACAGATTACACGCTAGAGGATAGTATAAACCCTAGTTCTTATACTTGGATAGAAATAAAAGGAAAATATTTTTACACTTTAGAGGATGTCAACACGAATGGAACGCTTAAAAGTTACATCATTGAATGCTTAAAACTTTCACTGCAAACACGGTGGGGAAACAATCTAGAGTACCACATCGATCGCAAAACAAAATACTTGAACAAATTAACAGGAATGCAAGTATAAAAAGAAAGAGAGAAATAAAAAATTAAATTAAAAAATCAATTTGAATTACTTAGTGACACTTTGAAACTGCACGATAAAAAAGTAGATGAACATTTTCCAAAACACGAAAGTCAAGTTCCTGCTTATGCTAAAGCTCAATATATGGACTTATTCAGTATGCTTCAAGAGATTGCGAAAGCGTACGAGTTTACGTCAAGATTCCATAAAGCCTCAAGAAAAGCTCTTGCAATTCTAATTACCAACTTAAATGAACACTCCGAAATGGTCGATGAAATCATGGACGAAACAAATTATAAAACTTGGACCAAACAAGATGATGAGCATTATACAGGAGTGTTTTATTACGATTTGCATAAAACAATTGAAGAAACACTTGAAGAAATGAAAGAGGTGTAAAATCATATTAAATTATATTATTTATGTTATAGCGTTTATTCTTTATAGTTGGTTCTTATTCAAATCAGGAAAGAAACACGCTGAACGTAAAGATGAAATAAAGTTAGTTATAACTGGTAAACCTGAACAAGTTAAAAAAGCAATCGAAACTATAAACGAACAAAATTTATTTAAATAGAAAGCGAGGTCATTACTCTTCATTTACACGCCACTCAAACGAGTGGTTTTTTTGTTTGGTTGTTGATGAAGTACGCCTACTATATAATACCCTGTAAGCTCACAGATTAGCTTGTATTGCATTTTAGATAATTTTAAATAACTTTCTGTAACACTGAAGTGTTTCGCCATATCCTCAAAGGTTTTAAACCATAAGAATTTTTGACGATTTAAAGCACAATATTTAAACACGTTTTGATC